CTTTATATTTTTATGTGAAAGGAGGAAATATGGCCGGTAATATTAAAGGGATAAAAATTGAGATTGGTGGACACACAGCCCCTTCAAAATGCCCTGAAGAAAGTAAATTCTGCTTCTATCGAAGCAGCAAAAGAATTGAAGAGCATTGACAAGGCTCTGAAATTTGACACAGGGAACGTGACCCTATTGGCTCAAAAGCAAGAAGTCCTTCAAAAGCAAGTCTCAATTACCAAGGAAAAACTGGAAACATTGAGACAGGCACAAGCACAAGTTGAAGCTCAATTCAAAAGTGGTGACATTGGAGCTGATCAATACCGTGCATTTCAACGGGAAGTGGTCCAGACAGAGAACATCCTGAAGGGCTATGAGAATAAGCTTGAGAATGTAAATAAGGCATTAGATGGAAATGGGAATGCTACCAAGTCCAACCGTGAACAACTGAAAGAGCTTCAAAACGAGCAACAGCGCCTTGCAAGTGAAGGTGACAAAGTTGTCAGCTCATTCAAGCTGCAAGAAAGCCAAATGGGTTCCAATGCTAGTGAAGCAGATAAGCTGGCACTTGCTGAACAGAAAATTGGGAAGCAAAGCGAGATTGTCGCCCAACAGGTTGAGAATCTTGAGAAACAGCTTGCTCTTGCAAAACAAGAGTATGGCGAGAACTCGACAGAAGTCAATAAGCTAGAAACTCAACTGAATGAGTCCAAGGCTGCCTTCAACGGGCTTTCCAATGAAATGGAGAATCTTGGTGAGTCAGGGAAGAAAGCTAGTAGCGGTCTTGAAGAGACAAACAAGCTTCTGAAAGCTGAGTTACTGAACCAATTCTCTGAGAAGCTATCTGAAATCAGTCAAAAGTTGGTTGATTTTGGAAAGAGCGCTCTAGATGCGTTCCGGGAAATTGATGAAGGAATGGACACTATTGTCACCAAGACTGGTGCAAGTGGAAAGTCCCTTGAGCAGATGCAAGGAATTGCCAATGACATAGCTACTGAAATGCCTACTGATTTCAGCAAAATCGGGAATGCAGTCGGTGAAGTTAACACCCAATTCGGCCTAACAGGGGATGCGCTCAAAACCACATCTGTTGACATGCTCAAGTTTGCAGAAATCAACGGATCTGACATCACGAATGCAACAATTCAGTCCAAGCAAGCCTTGGAAGCCTACGGATATTCTGTTGATTACCTATCTGATGTACTGGATAGCACCACTTATGTGGCACAATCCACAGGGGTTTCTGTTGATGACTTGATGAAGAAAGCAACAGATGGAGCGCCACAAATCAAGATGCTTGGTCTTGAATTTGATGAAGCTGTCACATTGATTGGTCAACTTGAACAGCATGGGGTTGATTCATCAGCAGCATTGTCAGGAATGACAAAGGCAGCAGGGGTCTACACCAAGCAAGGAAAGACCATGAAAGAAGGTCTCAAAGAGACCATTGAAGCAATCAAGAACAGTAAATCAGAGACTGAAGCAATGGGGATCGCTATGGAGATCTTTGGTGCCAAAAAGGCTCCTCAAATGGTCGATGCCATCAAGCGTGGAGCTTTGAGCTTTGATGAACTTGGAAAAACATCTAAAGAGTCAGCAGGGTTAGTTTCACAAACTTATGAAAGCACTCTAGATCCTATTGATAAATTAACGACAGCACAAAATGGCTTGAAAATTGTCATGGCTGAGGTCGGTGGAGCAATCGCTGAAACATTCGCTCCCGCCCTTGACATCATTGTGGATGTATTCAAGAAAGTGGCAGAATGGATCAACAACTTACCTGGGCCCATCAAAAACTTTGTTGTAGTCTTTGGAACAATTGTAACAGTGGCCGGTGTACTTGCCCCAATCTTCCTCGCCCTTCAGGCGGCTGCTGTTGCTGTAGGAGCAAGTATAGGAGGGCTGATAGCTGCTGCATTGCCAATCATTGGAGTGATAGCCGCTGTTATTGCAGCAGTCACAGGAATAGTCTTGGTTATCAAGCACTTGTGGGAAACCAATGAGGGATTCAGGACCGCTGTTGAAACAGTCTGGAATGCTATCATGTCAGTCATCAACACTGTTGTCCAAGCCATTTCAAGCTTTGTTATGGAGATTTGGGGGACATTGACAACATGGTGGAATGATAATCAACAACTGATCAGACAGACAGCAGAGACCGTCTGGAATGCCATTTCAGCAGTAGTGACGACAGTCATGAATGTTCTTGGACCATTCATTGAGACTGCTTGGAACAATATTTCAACCATTGTTTCTACAGTATGGGACACCATCAAAACTGTTGTTGAAACAGCCATCAACGTGGTTTTAGGCATCATCAAGACTGTGATGCAGATCATCAACGGGGACTGGTCTGGGGCTTGGGAGACCATCAAGGGCATTGGTGAAAATATCTGGAACGGGATCAAAAGTATCTGTGAATCTGTATTCAATGCAATGGCTCAAATCTTATCTGGAATTTGGGACACAATTTCCGGTACGGCTTCAACTGTTTGGAACGGGATCAGCTCAACTCTATCTGGGATTTGGGATGGAATCACAGGAACAGTTTCAACTGTATTCAATGGGATTTCTAGCACAATTTCAGGAGTTTGGAATGATATCAGCTCAACCGCTTCAAGCATTTGGAATGGGATCAAAGACACAATTGACACAGCTATCAATGGAGCAAAAGATCTTGTAGGAAGAGCCATTGACGGAATTAAAGGTTTCTTCAATTTCCAATTCAAGTGGCCACATATCCCACTACCTCACTTTAAGGCCAGCGGGTCACTGAACCCAATGGACTGGCTGAAAGGTAAGGGAATTCCAAGTATCGGAATTGACTGGTATGCCAAAGGTGGGATCTTAACCAAGCCCACAGCATTTGGCATGAACGGGAATAGCCTCATGGTTGGCGGTGAAGCTGGAAAAGAAGCAGTCCTACCACTGAATGAACGTAACTTGAGCGCCATTGGCCGTGGCATCGCCCAAACAATGGACCCACAAGGAACCGTAATCAACATCAACATCTCTGACAATATCATCAGAGAAGAAGCTGACATTGAGAAGATCGCCAATAAGGTATCTCAGAAGATAGCTGCTGAATTGAGAAGACAGAAAGAATTGAGAGGAGCGCCTGCATGGTAAAGTACAATGAATTGATTATTGATGGAGTTGGAACTTCATCATTTCCATTTGATGTGATTGTGCTTGAAGGTCCTACAATTCAAGTTGGTCTCTCAAAGGATAAGCTGTTGAGCCATGATGGAGTTAGTGGATATATCGTTCAGTCAAATCCTCACAGAGAAGCGATTGAAAAGAAATACACTCTTCAACTCATCAACCCAACAGAATTGCAAGTCCTTGAATTCGTCCAATTCCTTTCCAAAAGAAACTTCTGGCTTGAGAACCAACAGAACAAGCTCACAAGATGGTTCTGTTATCAGACAAAGGTGTCTGACACTCAGAGAGATAAAACTAAAATGTATTCTTTAGAGGTGACATTCATTTGTCACCCTACAAAATACATGAAGAACAACGATGTTCAAACTCTCACTTCAAATGGTGTTCTCAGGCTGCAAGGTAGCTCGCTTGCGTTTCCTAAAATCATAATTAGAGGAAACAGCTCATCTGAGACCAGCTTCACGATTGGAAAACAAACCATCAAGCTTGAACAACTATCGGAGAGCGCTGTAATGGTGAATGATCCACAGAATCCAAGTTTCCTTGACAAGAAAGGGAATCTGGTGAAGTGGTCAGGAGATTTTATCACAATTGACGCTAACCAATCTCAGAAGACTGTTGGTGTGGTTTTGGGGCCAGGTATTCAATCACTTATTTTTGAAACCAATTGGGGGTGGTTATAATTCTATATCTATTAGACAGAAATGTTCAAACAGTAAAATGGAATGGCCAGCCACTCCATGAGGCTACAAAAGCAGAAGTTGAAGAAGTAACCAATGTGAGCTACACACTCAAGGTTGACTATCCAATCACTGACACTGAAATTTATAAAAAATTTCAGGAAGACATGCTCATCATTGCCCCAACTCCTGTGACTGGCCGGCAACTATTCCGGGTCAAGGAAATCAGCGAGCAAGATGACACAGTGAACCTGACTTGCCAGCACATCACAGAAGACATCTTCAAGCGCTCTGTTCGTCCTATCAAGGTATCCAATTCAACTTGTCAAATTGCCTTGAATGCTATGATCTCAGCAGTCAAGACACCACTTGGGAAATTCTCCTTCACAAGTAACATTATGGACAATAGAACTTTCAACACTACAGAAGATGAAACGCTCTATAAGATCCTGATGGATGGAAAACATTCCATCGTGGGCGCTTGGGAAGGTGAGATGATTCGTGACAACTTCCTGATTGATATTCCAAAGAGTCGGGGGATTGATCGTGGTGTAGTTATCACCACACATCAAAACTTGAAGCAGTATGAACGGAATAAGAGCAGTTCTAGCATCATCACAAGACTGCATCTGAAATCAACCTTCAAGCCAGAGGGAGCAGAAGAAGACACAGTTCTGAAAGTTACTGTGGACAGCCCCCTCATTGGCAATTACCCTTATATCAATGAAGCTGAGTATGAGAACAATGATCTTATTACAGAGGAAGAATTGAGAAAATGGGGTGAAGCCAAATTCAAGAATGGAGATATTGACAAGTCCACTGATCAGATCAAGGTTGAAGCTTATGAGCTAGATGGTCAAACTGTTCATCTTGGTGACACAGTGACCATCATGAGCTTGAAGCATGATGTCATGCTGAAGAAAAAAGCTGTGGGCTATGTCTTTGATGCTCTCTCAGAAGAGTATATCTCTCTTACATTCGATGACAAGGCTGGCCACGGTGGAGGCCTATCAGGCTCTAATGGAATTTCTGATGTAGCATCTGAAATCCTTGATACAGTCCAAAAGACTCAAGAGGATGATGAATACTACAAGAAATTGAAAGTGTTGGTTGACAATGCCAACAGAGCTTTTGAGGATAAAGCAGGAGCCTTGGAGAAAGAGATCACTGATGGGCTTGAGCAAGCCAAAGCGCAAGCTGAAGTAGTCAAAGAGGAGATCTCAGCACAAGTCACTGAGAAAATCAATGCTGCTAATCAGAAGAACAAAAATGAAATTGTAGAAGAGTTCAAAGCTCAATACAATGGCATTGAAGTCAAAATGGAAGGTTTGCAAGCTACTACTGACAAATTAAAGACCAGTGATGCTGATATCCAGAAACTGATCAATGATTTCAAGGCTCAAACACAAAGCCAATTTGTTGGACTCCAAGGCGCACAGTCCAGGTTTGAACAGACCACAGAGAAAGCCATCTCTGACCTGACCAATGTGGCCAATGGCAAGGCTGATCGGTCTTATGTTGAACAGACGGTGGCAGGAGTCAAAGAAGAGTTCACCTCAATAGGTGCTGGCGGTGGTCCCAACATGCTCAGAAACTCAAGAGCAGATGAGGGCTTGAAATATTGGATTGAACCAAATGGACGAATGAGCTTCACTGCTCATCAATACTATTTCAATGGACAGAAACGCATGTTTCTATTGAGTAATGGTGCATCTGTTCACAGTCCACGATTCATCGTTAAACAAAACACAAATTACATGCTTAATTTGATAGCTTTTGATGCCAACACTGCAAGGGTTAAGATCACTTTTTGTAAACGCAGAAAGGGATCTATTAATGATTTTGATGAAAAGCAGATCATTTTTGACAAAACTGGATCACCAGCTTTCAACTCAGATAGAGCTATCAAAAAATCATTCAGCTTTAACACAGGAGCTTTTGATGAAGGGTATCTCCTCTTTGAATATCAAGGAAGACCTAACGTGTGGTCTGGAATGTTCATGACAGAACTTGATTTTTATGAAGGCAATAATGAACGTAAATGGCAACCAGCTCCAGAAGATCAAAATTATCTGGTAGAGCAAGCGCAAGCAACATTTGAACAGACCATCCAAGGCCTATCTACTCAATTAACGAAATTAGAGACTAAGACTGGTCCAACTGGTGAACTTGAACAGCGCATGCTTACATATTCTGAAAAAGCTGCTGTAGATGCCTTGAAAGCAACAAGGCAAATTCTTGAGCAAGGATATGTTGCTAAATCGCAATACACTGAAGATGTAGCCGGAATCACCAGAAGATTTGATGAAATCGTGCAAGCAGGAGAGAACCTGCTTAAAAACAGCGGTAATCCTCAAAATGTGGAGGGGTGGGGGTATTATGATCCCGGATTGAGTCCAGTAGTAACGGTCTCAACTAATCCAATCTACTACAATGAATCCAGAAAACTCTTTAAGATTGAAAATGCAAGTGACACTACTAAAGCAGCAGCATCACAACGCTTCAATATCAAAAGAAATACAACTTACACGATTTCATTTGATGCAATTGGATCAGACAATCTTAAAAATTCCACATTCTACTTTTTGGCAAGGAAGAAAGGCGAGACAGGGAATTTTACAAAAGTATTCACGCTTGCTGACAAGATCGCTATCCCACAAGACAGAATCACACGCTACTATTTCACAGTCAATTCTGAGGAATATGATGAAGCATTTTTGCGATTCGATAACACTGGATCATCAAATGGACAGCCAGCAAGCCTTTTCTTTGGTGACATTGATGTGTATGAAGGATCTATCAAGAGAGCCTACCAGCCTCCTACAGATGACGGTTCATCCGTGATTGAAGCTAAACTTGCTGAGTTCAAACAAGGAATTGATGGTCAATTCTCAACATTTTCCACAGAATTCGGAATGAGGCTATCCAGTCAAAATTCTGTCCTCAATGACAAATTGGATGATTTCAAGGATAGCATCAACGGGCGCTTTGCAAACTATCAAAGCACAGTTAATGGACAAGTGACAACAATTGTCAGTCAGTTAGATGGAGTTTTGAAAAAAACAGACATCAACATCACAGATGGCCAGATTTCATTTGGTACAGGAAAGACCATCAACGGAAGGACCATCAGCTCCTTGCTGGTACAGGAACCAGAAGCTATTGCATTGATAGCTAAAATGATCAAGGTGAAGGGTGACATGGTAGTTGATGGATCAATCACAAGCCGGCATCTGGCTTCTCAGAGCGTTCGGACAGGACACATGGAATCAGGATCAGTCACTACTCAGATTATTGCCAGCAATGCAGTCACAGCAGACAAGATTTTAGTAGATTCTGCCATGATCAATAAGCTTGTATCAAACCAAGCATTCATCAGGGAATTGACATCACAGAGAGCATTTATCACTCAATTAGGCTCAATTGACTTCACTGCTGAACACATCAAGGGTGGTCGTTTGAGTGCCAACAATGGAACAACTGTTTTTGACCTAAATGATGGTACCATCAACCTGTTTTCAAACACAGGAACAATCAGAAGAATTGATGACACAAGTTCTTCTCAATTTATGAAAATGACAAAAAGCGGTTTTGTCGCTGAACATTTTAGGGACTCAAACGCTGCTATGATTGTGATCGGGACAAACCATGACAAATCCGAGAAGACTGACAATGAAACATTTGCAGGAACTCGTTTGTGGTCTGGTTCAAAGAATGGAGTAAAGGAATCATTTTATGAAATCATTGGTGATCGTCTAGCAATTTATTCAAACGGGGATTATCGTAGTCCTTGGGTATTTCATAATAACACAAGAGATGGCAGTGCCTATTTTATGCCAATGAATGAAAAAGGAGTCCGGCATAATTTAGGACGGGGAGATAGGCACTTCAGTGGTGCTTGGATCAACAATATCTTTATTGGTCAAAGCGCTGTAAACCTTGGGACCTATGTCTGGGATATCCTAACTTGTTTTGGTCAACTTTCAAAATATAATTGGGATTTCAAAGACAAGACTGTATCAAGACACATTTCTGGTGTTTTAACTAAGTATGGCTTTAAGTAGAAAGGTTACAAAATAAATGAAAGAAAACACTTATGTATCAATCATCACAGATCTAGCAAATCAATTGGCTAGTAAATCAATCAATGAAGCTGAGTTCAAGGCACGATTGACCGAATCACAGCAGGAAAAACAACAGCTCATCAATGAGCTAGAAATCTATCACTCTGTCCTTGAATCTGACAAAGATTTGAAGGACCTATTTGAAGAAGTTAAAAATAAGAATGAGGTAAATGCTTAATGAATTATAAAGTACAGTTCAAAGCCTATGATCCTGTGGCTAATGCCACAAAGGTTTCCATCAAGCAAGATTATCCATACCGGGTATTTGAAGAATCTCTTTCAAACAATCGCATGGCAGATGAAGAATCAACTCTTGTGGAAGCTGTTCTAAACCTTGTACGAATGGAGTTAGACCCTTCTGGCGCTATCGTGGCCCTCAAGAAAGAGCTTGACAAGTCTGTTGATGCCAATAAGAATGCCATCCTTAAGATTCAAGAACTCACTCAAGAGAACGAAAAGAAAGATGTCCTGATTCAAAATAACAAAGCTCTTGCTGATTGGTCTGTCCTTGTAGCTGTGACCAATCAAGACAATCCACTTGATCCAACTCTCTACAAGCGAGCGCTTGAGCTTGTGGAAGCTGCTCAAGTAGGCAAGACCTACAAACAGCATGATATCTTCACTTTGATTGATCCAGATCACACTGAAAAATTCAGTGAAGGGAAACGTGTTCTTGTTCAAGTCAACTATGATTTCACTTACAACGGGGAATCAATCAAAGACTTGAAAGGCCCACTTCTTCAAAATGGTAAGCTTGCAATCTACAATTGGGAAGTTCCAAAAGAAGAAAAACAAAACAAACCATCAGGAGATCTTGAAACCCAACCAGTAGCACAACCTGAATCATAAATTGAGAGGAGTGTGATTGATGTATCAAGAACCAGATGGAATCTTTGGAATTATCGAAGTAGTACGGGATTTTTATGATCACGGAATTGATGAACACATGATTGTGTTCATGTTCATGGCCATTGTTGCTCTAGATATCGTTATAGGAGTATCTAGAGCATGGGCCTATCACGAGTTTTCAAGCCGAAAATGGAGAAAAGGGCTGGTAAGTCATACAGCTATGATCTTAATTGTAGCCATTGGCTATCCATTCGCCTTATATATGAATCTTGGAGCTGTGGTTGATGCCTTCATTGTAGCAATGATGGCAGCATACGGATCCAGTATTCTTGCCAGTCTCTCAGCTCTGGGGGTTGAAATTCCTGGCCTAGATCGCCTTATAAAACAAAACATTGATCATAATAAATTTCAACTAAAGGAAGGCTTGGATGAACCAAGTAAATTGATCAAAAAAAGGAGAAAAGAAAAATGAATCAAATCACTGATATTGTAACAAGTAGCGCAATGAGTATTCTTGTAATTCTGGTTGGAATTGTTGTTCAAGCAGTCAAGAAATATCTTTTGACTCGTGGAGGGAAGAAAGCTCTTGAAGTGGCTGAAATCCTTGCAAACAATGCTGTCCATGCCACTGAACAAGTAGCAGGAACATTGGACATCCACGGCAAGGATAAGATGGAACATGCTAAAACTAGCTTGATTGAGGGACTAGAAGCATATAACATCAATTTGACCAATGACCAATTAAACCTATTCATTGAGGCTGCTGTCAAGAAAGCCAATGAACAATGGAAGAAATGAGGTTCAAAAATGGTAGCAACAAATGACATTTTAAGTTTTTCAGAATCTTTGGCAAATCAAGGTGTAGGAGCTGATGCAGATGGTGCATACGGAACTCAATGCGTGGACCTACCAAATTCAATTTCTATCAACTTTTTCGGAAAAGCTCTCTGGGGGAATGCTATTGATCTACTTAATTCAGCCGCTGGATTAGGTTATGAAGTAGTATATGATGCAGTAGGAGTCAACCCACGAGCAGGAGCCATCTTTGTCATGGATACAACTTACCTATATGGCCATCCTTATGGTCACACAGGAATTGTGATTGAGGATAGTGATGGAGTCACTATGAGAACCATTGAACAGAACATTGATGGCAATGCTGACTCCCTATATGTTGGAGGTCCAGCACGATACAACACACGCAACTTTGATGGAATTGTTGGATGGTTCTATTTCCCAACTGATGACACATCTGTGGCATTTGAACAACCAGAACCATCAGAACCATTGACAATTGAATCAAATGAATTCCATCCAGAAACAGGAACATTCACTGTTGAGGTATCTGCTCTAAATGTACGAGCTGAAGCAGGTCTTGGAGCTGAGATTGTAGCTGTGTATAGTGTAGGTCAAGAAATCAACTATGATGGATGGATTGACAATGATGGCTACATTTGGATCTCTTACATTGGCGGTTCTGGAAATCGTAGATATGTAGCTGTAGGGCAATCCGAAAACGGGCAACGCATCACAGACTTTGGATCTTTTAAATAGATCTCTGTGATTTGTAGAATAAGAGGATTTAGATGAGCGGAAAAAATTCAACTAATTTGAAGCAGACAAAAGGTGGGGAAGTCATCAAACAAGGTGACTCCTCATCTATCTTTGAATATGAATTATTAGACTATGATGGCAACAAATTCATCTCTTTGAATGGTAAAAACGCTAAGATCAAAATAGCAAATGCCAAAGGAAAGAAGACAATTGAAACTGTTGTAGAAAATTCTAAAGTTCAGTTCAAACTTGAAAAAATTCTACCTGCCGGCATCTATCAAGTTGAGGTTGAATGTGATGGCTTCATCTTCCCAAGTGACAAGAGTGCTAAAATTGATATAATTCAATCTATTGAAAATTATCAAATAAGCAACATTGTTGAAATTGAAAAAGTCAACATACAGGAAGAAATAGCCACTTACATGGCCACACATCAAATTCAACCATACAACGACAGTCAAATCATCAAGAGAATTGAAACACTGGAAAATAGACCACAAGCACATCCAGAGACGGTTGACTTAACAAACTATTTGACATCAGATCAATCGTATCAAACATTTGTGACCTACAGCGCACTTCAATCTCAGATGACAACTAACATAAAGGAAAAACATCTAGAACTTGGAATTGATGCCCTGATAGATGAAAAACTAAAAAATGGCGATGATTCATTCATCACTGGTCATCAAGCAAAAAACATTTTTGCCTCAAAACAAGAGCTTGCAGCTATCATTTCACGAGTTCAAGCGCTAGAAAATAAAGCATAGTTTTCACCCTCCATATTGGAGGGTTTTTTCTGTTATAACAGACATTTCAAAGATTGTCCGTTATAACCTCAAGCAACTATCAAAAAATCTTTTCCTATTAAATGACTTCCTTTTGTGCCTAAGATGAAAAATAAAACTTGAACTTTCTTGGAAGCTATGCTAAACTAACAATGTGAGCAATGAACTTGTGGAGTTTTAGAAGTCAGACCCAAAAACAGACCCTAAAACCTAAAAACAGCGATATAATTAAGTTTTAGAAACTCCCACCGGCTCCATATATACTTTCTAAAACTTCTTAAAACTTCCCAAAACATTGATAATTCAATGTTTTTTATTTTTATACTTTCTATTCTTTCCCATACTTTTTTGAAATTAACAGACCCAAAAACAGACCCTTTTTTGAAAAGAGTCTGTCCTGATAGCTGATGGGTTTAAAAATCTATATAATTAGCAAATTTCTCACCAATATCATCTTTGGCCTGTTTTGTGATATGTGTGTATACATTCATGGTTGTCTTTAGATCTGAATGACCAAGACGATGCTGGACCTGCTTCAATGTCATTCCTGCTTCAAAGCACAAGCTGGCATGTGTATGCCTAAAACCGTGAATCTTGATAGGCTTGACATCTGTCCCTTTGATAATTTGCAAAAGCCACTTCCTTGGTAGTGAACTTGGAATGGGCTTTCCTTCAGGGCTTTCAAAGATGAAAGTAGTGGCAGGATTCATTTCTCTATACTCTGATAGAAGATCAATTGTTCTTTGATCAAGGCTAATCAGTCGGACACTACTCTTGTTTTTAGTAGCCCCCACAGATTCGCCCTCAAAACCTCTTGTAATGGCCTTGTTTATGTTTAGGGTATTATCTATCCAGTCGGTCCATTTGAGAGCTAAAATCTCCCCCTTTCTGGCCCCTGTGAACGCAAAAAGACGAAACATGACTTTCTTTCTCAGATCATCCGTGCCATCCACTAATCTCATGAATGCTTTTAACTCATCTTTATCATAAAAATCACTAGAAGATTCACTCTCTTTTTTGACAAGAGTGGTGACACTATCAACAGGATTGGTTGAAATATAACCATAACGGATGGCATATTTGAAAATATTATTCATTAACCCTTTCAACTTCCGCCCATACACCAATTTTCTGGACCATTCATTGACCTGTTCCTGCAATTGAAGAGGAGTGATGGAAGCTATTTTTTGACTACCAAAAACAGGATAGATGTGATTTTTGATATTTCTTTCAGTCTTGATGTAAGTGCTATCCTGAACGGTATCAGCGTACTCTTTGAGCCACTTCTTTGCGATTTCCTCAAATGTGATGTCTTTTTGGGATTGTTCCCCATTTTCCAAATCGTCCTGAAGTTGTAAGAGTGCCGCCCTTGCCTTTGCTTTGGTTGTAAATCCTTGACGCTTGACATACTTATCTTTTCCGTTTTCTTTACCTACATAGATCCTAAATCCGTAGGCTGTATCACCATTCTTCTTTTTATAAGATTTTATTTCCATTGCGTTTTACCTCATTTCTTGATAAAATGGGCATAAGAAAAAGACCTTTTGAATGGCTTTTCTTACACTGTAATCCTCACACTCAATTTTTGGCGAAGGCGAGTGTGGGGATTTTTTTCTTATTTAATTATTAAGTATCTTCATCTTGCCACCATGCTCTTGAGCAATTGTTGTTTTATCTGCATCGGAAACTTTAACTATTAATTCAGGAGTATCTTTCTCTGGGTTAATTTTATAGTTGTTTTCTTTTGCCCATTTTTTAAACAACTCATTTTTTTGTTTAAGAAATGAATTAGCAAGATAGATTTTACGACTTGTACTTTCAGCACTCCACGATTCTCCAACACGGACAGAAACAGCAGTAGCATTTCCACCTGTAACAAATTCGATTTTATCACCATTGTCCAAGACTTCCGCATTTTCTCGTAAATAAATTGCGAACTCTTCCCCAAGCTTATCCGTCATTTTAAAAGTGTTGTTTTTAATAGTAGCAGACTTTTCTGCACTACTTGTAGTTTTTGATTTTGGTTTAGTTAGAGAGCTTATACCGCCAATAACAACCAAAATAATAAATATTATAAACCAAACTTGTTTATAAAAAGGCTTACTTTTTTTCATTAGATCCTCCTATTTAACTAATTAGTGAATTAAACTCGTCTTTAACCATCGTTTCATTTGCGATGGTCTTCAGACTGTATTTTTCCATAAAATGAAGATAATTAAAATCCCTAATATCATCCATTAGCTTCAATTCTTCTTCAAGCAAATGATGAATCATGCTTCTATCAGCTTGTAATTCGCAAAGCTCTCTATTCAATTCATATTGAACAGGAGTGTGTTCTTTATGACCTAATTCATGAAGAGCTACTTGTTTTTGATCTTCCACAGACAAATTAATGTCCAGGGCTAGAATATTAAGAGCAGGATTGAAAAATCCAGGGCTGTGCCAATTACTTCCGTCAAAGTAGCAGAGATTTACACCTTCTTTGGCACAAAGCTCTTGTACTGTCATATAATGTACCTCTATTTATTTTTTAAATGAGCCTCAAGGACAGCAGTGATGAAATCAATATCTTCTTCGGTCAATGGCTTTCCATCAAACAGCATGGATTGAGCCGCAATATCACGCAGATCCAATGGTGCAGAAGCATCACCATAGTTTGCGATATTCGGGTTATCAGTTCTTCCCAATAAGTAGTCTGTAGAGACATTGAAATAATCAGCAACCTTTTCTATTTTGTCACCGCTAGGCATAGAGGTTTCCCATTTTCTTAAACTACCATTGCTGAAATCTAGCTTTCTTTCCAGTTCAGCCATGGTCATTTGATGAGTAGCTGCCAATAACTTGATTCTATCAAGTAGACTCATTTTTTCCTCCTTTTTTTAAAAAAAACTTACAAAAATGTAAAATTTTCTATTTTATCTGTTGACAAGAGGAAAATTTTCTATTATACTATTCTTGTAAGTTAATTTAAAAGCTAAAACAGTAAGTTAAAAATATCTATTAAGTCCGCCAAGACAACGAGATAACAACTTATTTTTATAGCTCTCTTTTCTATACCCTAATGATAGAATATTTTCTATTATTTGTCAACGGAAACGAGATTATTTTCTTATAAAATTTTCGAAAGAAAGGAGTGCCTGGATGCTATACGACAAAATAAAAAATATAGCTGAGCAAAAAAATATTTCTATTTACAGAATCGAAAAAGATTTAGATTTAAGTAATGGAAGTATAAGAAAGTGGAACTCAAGTATTCCGTTATCACAGACTTTAAAAAAGGTAGCTGACTATTTGAACGTTTCAATAGATAAACTGATGGAAGAATAAAGGAGCTTTTATGGTACTAGAACTATTTGGAACTGAATTCAAAGAAAGACTCTTTGAAGAACTGGTTGAACTAAATCTAAAAGCATTGAATGAAGCTAAAAGAAAATCATCCAGATACACCACTTGGGTTCCCATCAAGAAACTTCAAGAAGAGACTGGTTAGGGCAGAACCAAATTAGAAGAGTGGAGAGATCAAGGTAAATTCCAGTATCAGCAATCTGGAAAAGGCGGGAAATACCTTTACAATCTGGAAGATGTTCAGAGGTTTTGTCAATCAATGCAAAAATAAAAAGCACCCGAAAAATCAGGCGCTTAACAAAATTACTAAAACAATTATAACACAAGGAGGACGCACATGGCAATATCTAGAGATATGACAGCCACAGAAGCAAACATCCTTAACTACATCAAAAAATACGCAACAAACGAAATGCCAGTTACAGCATTTCAGCTCAGAAAAAAATTTCACTGTGGCAAGAGAACGATAGAAAACATCATTGAAAGCTTGCGTGTAAATTTTGGGCATCCAATAGTTGCAAAGAAGAGAAAACCCAATGGGTATTACCTTCCTAAAAATGATGAAGAACGGAATGAGGGATTGGCACCATATAAACGCCAAATCTTGACAGAACAAAAGAACCTGGCAGCAATCATGGCTGTTAACTTGAATGAATATTGGAGGAATTAGAAATGTTACTAGAAATTATTATTGCTTTATTGATCATGGTGATCTTGCTTCAAATGATTATTATCAGCGCAATCAGCGAACGATGCAAAGAGTCAAAACGAGAACTCAAGAAAATGATTCAAGAACAACAACGCATCCAAGAAGCACGGGAAGCAATGCGCTTCGGTCATCGCAGATAGGAGCTATTAAATGGCAGAAAATATGAATGTACTGCCTCATGATCTTTTAGCTGAACAAGCAGTGTTAGGTTCTATCTTCCTTGATCCTGATAAGATTCACATTGCTTCCGAATATCTGACAAAAGATAGTTTTTTCAAACTATCTCATGGGATGCTTTTCAACATTATGCAGGATCTATCAGACAAAGGAGATCCAATTGATCCCGTATCTGTCAAATCTGCCCTTGATTCTATTGGACAGTTTGAACAAGTCGGAGGGATGCCATTTCTGGCAAGCCTTATCAATGCAGTCCCTACCAGCGCCAACATCGAACACTATTCAAAAGTAGTTGCTGAAAAATCAATGGCCAGAAAGGTCATTGAAGATCTGAGCCAGAGCATCTCAAGCGTTTATGATGGTCAGAAAGACTTGAATGAGATCCTTTCTCAAACTGAGCAGAATTTGTCAACAATCTCAAACGAGCAGAAAAAAGGATTCAGGACCATCATTGACGTGATTGACTCAACACAGTCAATTCTAGATGAACGCTCTCAGAAAGTCGGAGATGTGACAGGAACTTCAACAGGCTTCACTGATTTTGACCAAATCACAACAGGCCTTCATGAAGATAACTTGATCATTATTGCTGCAAGACCTGCAATGGGGAAGACAGCATTTGCTCTCAATATCGCTCAGAACGTGGCCAAGAATTCAGATAAAGCAGTAGCTATCTTTTCACTTGAGATGGGAGCAGAAAGCTTGGTTGAGCGTATGCTGTCAGCAGAGGGCTTGATTCCATCGTATCATGTCAGAACAGGAAATCTCTCTGAGAGCGAATGGCGCAGAATGATTTCAGCACAGGAACGACTGGCAAGAGGGAAGATCTTCATTGATGATACAGCAGGAATCAAGATTTCAGAAATCAGATCAAAGGCCAAAAGACTAGCTCAAGAAAATGGCGGTTTAGGATTGATTGTGATTGACTATCTTCAACTAATCGAAGGAAGAGGAAGAGAAAACAGACAACAGGAAGTCTCTAAAATTTCAAGACAATTGAAGATCATTGCCAAAGAATTGAAAGTTCCTGTCATTGCTCTCAGTCAGTTATCTCGTGGAGTTGATCAACGAAACGATAAGAGACCTATACTGTCAGACTTGAGGGAATCTGGATCAATTGAGCAGGATGCTGACATAGTAGCCTTCTTGTACAGAGAAGCTTACTACAAGCGTGATGAACAAGAAGAACCAGACAATGTGACAGAACTTATCCTTGAGAAGAACAGGCATGGAAGCCTTGGGACTGTCCAGCTATATTTCCTCAAAGAATACGCAAAATTTGCAAACAAGGAGGCCTGATGAATGGTAACTGAGAACCGTAGATATTACTGGTTACAACTAAAAGATGACTTCTTCAACTCCAAGGAAATGAAGTTGATGAGGAAGCTTCCCGGTGGAGAAGAGATCACAATCATCTATTTGAAGATGATGCTTGCAAGTCTTGCTGAACAAGGGAAATTGTATTTTGAAGGATTGGCTGAAGATCTAGCTGAAGAATTATCACTCATCATTGATGAAGATCCTGAAGCAATCAGATTGACATTGATGTTCTTGACTAAGAAGAAATTGTTGACAACATCAGACAATTACCAGTTCAATCTTGAACAAGTTCCTGAGATGGTAGGCAGTGAAACAGCAAGCACCCGTAGATCTCGTAAGCATCGAGAGACGCAAAAACTGTTGCAATGCAACACCACTGCAACAAAAGGCAACGGAGATATAGATATAGATATAGATATAGATAAAGATAAGGGGCAGAAGCCCCAATCAGATGTCTATGAAGAAATTATCAAATATCTAAATGAGAAAACTGGTTCACATTTCAAACCAACTAGCAAGTCAACTCAAAGACTAATCAATGGAAGATTGAGTGAGAACTACACAATTGAAGATTTCAAATATGTGATTGATGTAAAGACAAATGAGTGGAAGAACAACACAAAGATGTCTAAATACTTAACACCAGACACACTCTTCAACGCTAGTAAGTTTGAAAAATACCGCAATCAGCAAATGCCTAAACAGCAAAATGTTCAGAAGCAAGATGAAAGGTTGGGATTCTAATGAATGAAGAAATTACTTCTTGTGAAAAACATGGCTGTCAAATCTATCATGCAAAAGTGAAGATCAGTGGATCAGAACAGATCATTGAGATTTGTCCCGAATGTGAAAAAGAAGAAATCATGAAGATGGAATCTCTCTTGAGGCAGGAAGCGAAAATCAAAGCCCTCTTGTCTCACACTTACAAAGTATTTGAAAGAGAGAGCATCTATTCTCAAGAGTTGAGTGATAAAACATTAGAGAATTATACAGCAGACAATTCAACTAATGAGCAAGCTCTCAACTTCATGAAACGGATGCTGAGGGATTATCTGAAATTTGAAACAGGGAATGTGATCCTAAGTGGACCGCCTGGCATTGGAAAGAGCCATCTTTCTATTGGGTTAGCAAAAGCATTGAATGAGCAATCAAAAGAATGCGAGAATCCAAAAAGTGTGATCTTCATCTCAACATCAGCTCTCTTCAATAAGATTGAAGAAAGCTTCAATGGTCGAGGAGACTTCACAGAGAACTACGCTGTGGACCTACTCAGCAAAGTTGACTTCCTCTTCTTGGACGATTTGGGGAAAGAAAGTAGCATGAGCGCCAATCTTAAAGAGGCGAATGATTGGAGACAAAGGGTTCTATTCAAAATATTGGATAGTAGGCAAACAACATTCTTCAACACTAACTTGTCAAGTAATGACATTAAAACAATTTACAATCAAGCGCTTGCTGATCGAATCTTCAAGGGAGCAAGCAAGCACATTTTTAAATTTCCTGAAACTATGGAAAGTCGGAGGTATTAACGAATGGAAAACAACAAATTAAAGGATCTAATTTCAAAAGTTCAAAAATGGTTCTATGATCGCAACTTACACACTCAAGAACCCAATAAGCAATTCCTGAAACTCTATGAAGAAATTGGGGAGCTGTCGAGAGGAATTGCTGAAAAAGATGAAGAAGTGACCAAAGATAGTATTGGAGACATCACTGTTGTATTGATTGGATTAACTCTTCAACTTGGTATCAACACAAAAGAAATCTTCCCAGAACAAGAGAAATTCATTTTTTCAGAAGCTGCAAAAACAGAAGATTATTTTGTACTGATGATGGATCAAGCTCTGGCATCTTATTTCAACCGCCAAGGCTACCAACTTAAAAGCGTAGTACATGAGTTGATGCGAATTTCTCAAATGCTCAACTATGACTTTGTTGAGTGCTTAAATAAAGCCTATGAAGAAATCAAGGACCGCAAAGGAAAATTGGTTGATGGCATTTGGATCAAGGAGGAAAGACTAAAATGAAAGAACGGTCATTTGAACAGATTTTAGAAGAGATGAATGATTCAGTAAATAAGCCAAATCACTATTGTGGTGAATATGGTCTGGAATCCATTGATGTCATCCGGAACTTTGCAGGAAATCTGAAAGGGGTTCAGGGATTCTATTGGGGAAATGCTATCAAGTATCTATGTAGATTCCAGAAGAAGAACGGGCTTGAAGATTTGGATAAGGCTAAGAAATATCTTGAATGGCTCATTGAGGATTTGAAAAATAGTCATGAACAGGAGTGACAGCATGAGAGATTACACAAGAAATCAGATGGATCACTTCCGTCAACAATTGCAATTGCTGATTCTTGGTAAAGGATTGACACGCAAAGAACTGTCAAAGAAATTGAACAGAAATCAAAATACAATTCAGCAGTGGATCACAAAAGACGATATAAAACCAGCTCATGTCCATGAATTGTGTATGTTCTTCAATATTGATGAGAAGACATTGATGGGAGATCCAGAAGAATTGACAGATTATAGATTCTTTGACCAAGGAAAATACATCTGTACAGCTCCACTGAAAGAGTTGAGCAAGATCACAGGGAAAGATGTCTCACTTCTCAAGTATTATATACACTTGAATGAACGAGGAAGAGAAGCTGGTCAGTTTAGGCTAGAAAGGGTAATTGAAAATGAAAAGTAAAATCAATTGGCTGATTATCAACTTGATAGCATTGGCAGCTATTTCATTAGTCATTGCTATCAACATCAATTCTAGATTAGTTGATCAAGAGAATAAGATCAAAGATATGGAATGGACGATTCAGGAACATGAATTGAGCATCCAGAGATTAGCTGAACAGAATACTGCACAAGATACAATCTTGAATAAATTAAATCAAGAATATCAAATGCAGGAACGCAAGAAAGCAGAAGCTCTCAAGGAAGCTGCTGAAATGAATAATGTTGGAGGATAATAATGATTAACAATGTGACTCTTATTGGTCGGTTGACCAGAGATGCAGAACTACGCTACACACCCAACAACATTGCAACTGCTCAATTCAATATTGCATGCAATCGCAATTTCAAGAATGCAAATGATGAGTATGATGCAGATTTTATCAACTGTGTGATGTGGCGAGAACAAGCAGAACGCTTCTGCAATTGGACAAGAAAAGGAATGCTTGTGGGAATTGTTGGACGAATCCAAACAAGAAGTTACGAGAACCAACAAGGACAACGTGTATATGTGACTGAAGTGGTCGCAGAAAATTTCCAAGTTCTTGAAAAGCGTGATAACACTGCCAACCAGAACAGCATGACAGAACAGATGCCACCTAATTATGCAAATCAAATGGACATCGATGAAAGTGATTTGCCGTTTTGAGAGGTGCTGAATGAAATTTTTAGATTTATTTGCTGGCATCGGTGGCTTTCGTCTTGGGATGGAATCTGCTGGCCATGAATGTGTAGGTTTTTGCGAAATTGACAAATTTGCTCGCAAGTCTTATAAAGCCATACACGACACGAGAGGAGAGATTGAATTACATGACATCACAACGGTATCAGATGAGTCTATTCGAAGAATCGGACGTGTGGACATTATCTGTGGAGGATTTCCGTGCCAAGCTTTCTCAATTGCGGGAGCTAGAAGAGGTTTCAAAGATACAAGAGGAACTCTCTTCTTTGAAATCGCAAGGTTCGCTTCTATTCTCAAACCTAAATTACTTTTCCTTGAGAACGTCAAAGGACTCCTTAATCACGACAAAGGAAACACCTTTAAAACAATCATCGGAGCGCTTGATGAACTGGGGTATGATGTGGAATGGCAAGTGCTTAACAGCAAAAATTTTGGAGTCCCACAGAATCGGGAGCGTGTGTTCATTATCGGACATCTTAGAGGAGAACGTACCAGAAACATTTTTCCTATCAGCGGAGAAGGTCAGCCAACTAGTAGTCAATCGGTAATGAAAATCGGAAATGTTAATCCGTCTGGCAATGGCATGAATGGAGAAGTCTATCATGCTGATGGTCTAGCTCCCACACTTACAACAAATAAGGGTGAGGGGCAGAAAATAGCGGTAAAAAGCAATACTATAAAACAATTTGGAACATTGCAACCCAATTTTAATCAATGCGGAGTGGTCTATGAAACGGATGGAATCGCTCCAACGATTAGAGCATATCAAGGTGGAGGTCTTGAACCCAAAATCATTCAGCGTGGTCATGGTTATAATCAAGGTGGAGAACATGATATCGCTCCTACTTTGACAAGTAATAGCTATCACGAAAATAATCACTTATCAGATGGCCATCGAATCAGAAAACTAACACCTAGAGAATGTTGGAGATTACAAGGGTTTCCAGATTGGGCTTTTGACAAAGCTCAAGAGGTCAATTCTAACAGTCAATTATACAAACAAGCAGGTAACAGCGTGACAGTGAATGTGATTGAAGCTATAGCGATGGAATTGAAATGAAAGAACATATCATACTTATTTTGTTGAAGAGGTGGAGTAAATGGAAGAAGTTATCATGGCATCCTTGCCAAATAAAGAATTAAATCGTTTGATTAAAATTGAAATTGCTGTTGAGAATTTAATTGAGAATGGAGTTCTTGACGAAGGTGTATTTAACCAGTATTTGAATGAAGCATAGATTGAGGAGGTAACGGAATGATTCCAAAATTTAGAGGGTTATCCATTGACGAAAACAGCAAAGGAGAATGGCAATACGGACATTTAATTGAAGATGGAGGAAGAGCGTTTATTATCAACGAAGTGGTAGAAGCCAATGAACAATACATTACAATAGGTTCTTGGTGTCCTGTAAATATAGAATCAGTAGGACGTTTCACAGGGATGTTTGACAAAAATTTACGGGAGATATATGAGAAAGATGTTTTGGGCACAAAAGATGGTTTGTTGAATGGATTTGTCGAATACAGAGAAGATTTAGGAATGTTTGTAAATAGCTTGATTCGATACAATAATTTTGAACGATTGTGTAATGTGGTTAGCGATAGAGAAATCATCGGCAACGTCTACGAAAATCCCGAATTGTTGGAGGTAACAGAGTGAGACCAAACAGATTTCCTTACACAAAGAACCAATGGGAAGAAGAAATAATACTGGGATATTTTGGTATTAACACTAGTTTAAAATTGAGAGCAGAAAGAAATAGAATTACAAAGGAGACAAGACATGTCATTAAACAAAGCGAGAAAACGACTGATTAGAAAGTACCGTAAAATGTATAACAGCCGTCCGATAGGACTGAAATTCAGTACAGATGGCGGTAAGACATTCACTGGAATCGGAAACATTATTGAAGAATATATTCCAGATGCTAAAAACATTAATTCTGGAAGTGTTAGTGCAAGTAAATTGTCAACTGGTGAAATTGGCTTTAGAAACTTTGAAATAACTATTAAACAAGTTATTCCAAAGGAAGAATTTAACAGATTGAAAGGTGTATTGTGGTAGTGAGATGGAGCTACAAAACTTTATCTATTTATTATTTGCAACAGTCTGGCTCTCTTGTCTGATCTGGGCTAGCGTGATAGCTTTTAAAAACAGGAGAAAAAAATGAAGACGTATGTTGTAAGAAAATATCACGGTCATTCAAGTTGGATTGATCCTAAGCATTTAGCTGAATATACTGAAGCTGAATTTGAAACAAGACATGAAGCACTTGCTCACTGTGAAATGCTAAAAGGAAAAGGGATAGTAGAAGTCTATCAAAGAGAGGTTATTGAATGAAAAAATTAAACAACAGAGAATTGTTTAACCTTGATCAAGAATTATTCAATTTTCGTGGAATTGACCGGGCAATCTGGACACGCAAAGCAGAATTGATGGCAAAGAACGGTGATGATCTAGTTGGTGGTGGCAAGTCTGGCATCAGCAAGCCTACTGAAAACACAGTGATGAAATTTGCTACTGATGTGACTCTGAAGAATCTTGAGCTGTTCAAAGAGACTGTTGAATCCTTCAAGAAGCAACTGACAGGAGAACAGCTTGATATTTTCTATCTAAGATGGGGACAAGCAAATCTTGATTGGGAAGAAATTGCAGAAAAGCAATTTGTCAGCAATGCTACAATTTACCGCAAGCGTGCTGGTATCTTGGAAACGTATGCCAGAATGAAAGGTGTTCTCTAAATTGAGAATATAAGTTATTGTATTCTCACACAAAATAAAATACTATAATCTTGTTCATGATAATCACATCATGGATGAGAGGGTCTCCTAATAGTGGTTAGGGAGTTAGCTCAAACGGTCAGAGCATGCTGGTGGAAAACAGCAGATGTAGGTTCGATTCCTGCACTCCCAATTCCTTATGAAAATCAATTTTAATATAGAGAGGGGGAAGCGTATGGAAGAGGTCTCACCCATAAAAGACACAGATGACATTCAAGCCATGAAGGACTACCTGAGAGAATGGAATGAAATGTATTACATGCTATTTATCACTGGTCTCAATACAGGCTTACGAGTCGGGGATATCCTCACACTCAAAGTCAAAGATGTTCAAGGATGGCACATCAAGCTACGAGAGAGAAAGACTGGCAAGCAGATTTCTCGTAGGATGACGAAAGAGCTGAAACGAGAAATGAGGAAGTATGTTGAAGGGAAGCCATTCCATCATTTCTTATTCAAGAGCAGACAAGGAGGAAATAAGGCCATCACTCGTGAACGAGCCTATCAGATCATCCATGAGGCTGCTGAGGAATTGGGCATTGACAATGTGGGGACTCACACAATGCGCAAAACATTTGGATATAAATACTATAACAAAACAAAGGATGTAGGCACACTACAGAAGATGTTCAACCATTCATCTCCAGCCATAACGCTGAGATACATTGGTATTGAACAAGCTGAATTAGATGATGCCTTGAGAAACTTTGTTATTTAATTTTTATATTTTTGACATTAACAAAATGAGTTAGGCATAAGCTGGAAAAAGAGAAACGAATGAAAGCCATATCCTAAAAGGATTTCAGAAATAAGGTGAGCTTAACAAAATATAAGATATGTGAAAGTGAGGAAAAAAATGAAACTTGATGACTATATAGCAAAGCTAGAAAAATTATCTAATTTAGCAGATCGTGTGTCTATCATTTCTCTTATTGATAATTTGAAGGAAATAAAACAATCACAGAAAGTAACAGTTCCGCAGTTTGTTGCGGATTGGTATAAAGAACATAAAGACGATTTTGAAATCGCTCTATTTCGATGCATAGATCATATACCAAGTGTATACGATGAAGGAGATCTAAACGAATTTGAAGGATGGATCATTGACGGTGAAACCAAGCCTTTTCAAACGTTAGTCAATATGCACCAGTTTGGCTACGATGTTGAGAAAGAAAAGCGATATACAGTTAAGATAAAAGGAAGAATTGAAGAAAACCTTTTAGTCTACGGATTAGGTATAAACAGATATTTTTTTGCAAGAACCTACGACAGTTCAAAACGAAATGAACACACTCGCAAGGAACTAGAAGATGCTGGTTTTGGCTGGGTGTTCGATTGCCCTGGAGTGGAAGTTGAGGAGGCGGAACCATGATGAAAATATTAAAAAGAATTCTGAATTTATTTTTTAGAGAAACATCAAACAAAGATGATATTCAGATTCTTGCAACGGTAGATGATGGAACCTTAAATCTTGACTCAAGCAAAATTGGAATTGAAGGGACAATTGAGGTTAGTCAAATTCATCCAGACTCAATAAAATTTTACAAACATATCAAAGACAATAACAAAATCATTTATATGTCTGATTACAAAAAAACAAAATGAGAAAATAAGCTCTTGTTTTCTCACGTAAAATAAAATATTATGATAGCATAGCTTTCAAGTATGAGAGGGACAGACCAAAGAGATTGGCTGTCCTTTTTGTGTGAGGAGGATTATATGTATAACAAAATTGTCAGACCTTCTTTGAAGACAAAGAAGTGGGAAAAGTTCAGAGATAAGATTCTAAGAAAACATAATTATCTTTGTCAGGAAAGTTTAAGATATGGAATATCAGAACCGGCTGAAATGGTTCATCATATTTTTCCCGTGTCCGAATATCCTGAACTGGAATTCCAAGAATGGAATTGTTTACCTCTCACTAACAAGAGACACAATACTTTTCATGATAGAACCAATGATAAAGTTATTGGTCAAGGAATTTTTTGGCAAAAGAAACGAAAAAGGGAATTTTTGAATTTTTACAAAAATCAAAAAAACGAAATTTTGTAAAAATCGAATTTTTCAATTTTTCAATTTTTGATTTTTTCGATTATCCCCCCATCGAAAAAAATTTTTTTTCGAGCGTCTGGGAACCGGTGAAGGGAACTTTTTCCAAGT